GCTCAATACTACAGAATTAAGCGTAGTCACTACCCCGTTTGATAAAATTATAGCCATCGCTTACGCCTCATCCTTTTCTATAGGTGTTTCTTTTGGTTTGTTTTCTTTAACCTCGGTAGGCAATTCTTGGCCTATCTTAATTAAAAATGCTTTATCTTCCTCTGTAAGTGCCATTTTATCTCCTATGTCCAGCTGCTTAGTATGTTGATTGTCATATCTGCCGTTAGTAAGTCACCGCTGGCAACACTTAAAACGCTAGGGGCAGATATTGCACTAACGTTAAAAACAATAGAGCTAGCCGCCAATAGATTAAACACGGCTACCATTGTGTTTTCTATGCCTGTTAAGTTGCCTTCATTATCAAACATTGGCACGGTCATAATAATTTTGAAATTAGCCATAGGCGCAATAGTGGCGTAAGAGTTATTGCTCGGCGTTAAATACGGATCAGCCGGAGCAACGATTACGCTATTGGCTAATAAATTGCTAGGTGGGTATGCAAAGGTGCTCCAATTTACGCTAGTTAGAGCTGTGGCTATCGTTGTACGTAGCGTAGTTATAGGTACTGGCATCAGCCGACCATTGCGCTAGGGTTTAGCCAATTTGCTAAAAGGCCTCTGATGGACGCGATTAAAGTGTTTGACATCTTAAAGGGTGAGGCACTATATCCATCTACGCTAGTGCCGCCGTTTTGTGTACTAAATCGTGAAGTCCAGATATTTTCCGCCAGAATTAAAGCTGCAGCATTTATAGCTGGGGTATTGGCATAACTAGCCGTTTTCGTATCATCGCCTGTAGCTGTGCCGTATGGCAATACGCGCCTGAAGTTTTGATCGCTTGCAGTTTTGGCATACTGGATAAAGCTATAGCCCTGTGGAAACTGCCAGTAATTGAGCTGCATATTAAACGCTGGCAAGATATTGCTAGTGCCTGTGCTAAATGGAATTGTTGCCGTAATAGTGTACGTGCCGTTAAAGGTGGAACCAGCCCCGGCAATAGTTACGGATTGGCCCGTAGTAAAAATGCCAGGGTTGGCAACCATCACGGTAGCCACGTTAGAAACTAAAGCAGTACCTACAACGGGTGCGGCATCAAACCATAAAAACCCATTTATCAAATCTTGGGCTGCTTGGCAAGTGTCCTCTATCCAGGTGTAAGCATCGTAAAGAGTACCCACGCCAAGGCTAGCTTTTAATGTAGCTGCGGTTACGTATGTAGCTGGCATCTGGGTACTCCTTACGTTGGGTGGGTAGGGCAAAGGGCTACAAATGCCCTACCCACTATTAGTTATGGTTTAGGTAAAGTTCCAACGCTGAATAGCTTTTGGCATTTTGGCGATATAAGCCATATAAGAATAAATAGCCACCTGAATTTGTAGGTTGCTTACAACATTAACGCTCATATAAGCCTGTGGGCTTTGATAAACAGTAAATGCTTCTGGGGCTAAAATAATTGCGCTGTCATCGGCTGTTGTCGTGACCGCGAAATTTTTATCTACATACAGGTCAAGGCCCAAAACGTTTCCACGAATTGAACCAGGCATTACATTTCCTGCATTGTTCATTGGGTTAGAGGCCGAATAAATTGGTCGCCCGGTGGTGTCTTGGGAACCCATTAGTAACTGCCATTGTGCAGGATTTGCAATAAAGTTATTAGCAAAATATCCGCTAGCTTGATACACGGCAGCTGCGGCTTGTGTTGTAAATCCGATAAGGCCTGCACTTGTAGCAGCTTGTGGAGTTGTTGCTACTGTGCCTGCAGTAATTAAAGCAGCATTGACAGTAGTATCCAAAGTAGTCAAAAGTGCATTTTGAAGTTGCTGTGTAAGCTCAGCGTAAAAATTTGGGTCTGATCGCTCGATGAGTTCAATCGAGACGGTATTCATACCGCTGTACTTAGATACTGTGCCTGTAAGCATTTGAGTAGTAATGCCAGTATTATCTACTGCCCCACCTTCTGCTTCGACAGTAACAGTAGGTGCTACGCCTGATTGACCGCCAGCGGATGTAACAAGAGATGGCACCGAAATTGTTAAGCCGCTTGGTGGCAAAGTTCCGCGTGAACAAGCATCAATAGATGGTGTACCAAATTTTGTATTAGTTACAAACTCTGATAGATATTGAACAGGATTAAAAGCTGGACCTGCAACGGCAAAAGCATCATCAGCGGCAGTAATATACAGCCGTGAATCATCATTGCCCATAGCAGCCTTAATTTTGTGCTCTGTATATGACCCCATAGAAATAATAGGTGTGCGTACTCGTTGGCTGTCTAACGGGTTGGATCGGATAATTGGACGGGCTGCTTCTACTACAGGTGCAGCCTCGGCGCTATCCTCGGTTGGATTTTCGGGGGCTGTTATCACAGCGGCCTCGCTTTCTGTTTCGGTTGTTGGGTTTTCTTCTACTGTTTCGCCTTGGCTAGCAGCAATACTTTGCACGGCAGCTGAAACGAAGGCCGCTGACTCGACCAGGCTCGTTTCACGCAAGACAGCTGCCGTGACAAGCAGGTAGTTATCTTTTGGCTCTGAGGCGGTTACTTCCACCCCAACGGATAGGCCATCCAATAATCTTTCCTGAGCTAATAAAATTGCATCGTTACCGCGTGTACTAGAGCTAATCTTAAAGCTGGCGTACAAGCCATCTTCGGCTGCGTTTATAGATACCATACGCCCCACCGGTTTAGAATTATCGTGGGACATTAAAAGTTTTATTTTTTCGGGATTAGCTGCAGTAATTGAATTAGGGGCGAACATAACTTTACCTGCGCTTGTATTTCCAATTTCATTATACGGCGCTATTTTTCCAGCGATAATACGGCGCTCGCCACTATCTACGGCTTGCACTACTCCGCTAAACGTTAATTTCATTTTGCACAGCTCCTTCTTGTATTCCCATAGGGCTAAGTTGTTCCATTGATTGAGCAGTAGGTATATCTATTAAACCAAGTGATAACAATTTTTCTAACGCTGCTAGTCGAGCTGCAGTATCGGCACGTAGAAAACTTTCATCTATAGCAAAGCGAACTACGTTACCGTGAGCTGTAATATCATCCATAGATAAACGATCTTCTATTGCCGAAAGAAAAGGCTGTAAAGAATACGATACGAACTCTTTGCGCCCGTCTAAGATATTTTGATACGTCATTGAGTTATTCATATCTGCGCTGATGTAATAAGCTGGTACGTTCATTAAACGCGCTATTTCCGTAGCTAAATATTGGCTGGCCTCTGTGTAAAGCATATCTTTAGGGCTAAAACCAATATTTTGCACGTCTAAAGTAGAAGTTAAAAATGCTGTTGATCGTGAAGCTCTAGCTGCCTTCCAAGCGGCAAGGATGCCACTTACTTGCGCTTCTGGTAAATCTGCCCCTGAATTTTTTATTACCATTGTAGCCATAGGCGTTGCCGCTGCTACAGCCGCCGCTTTTTGTACGTCTAGCGCGCTGTTAATTGTTCTTGCCCCGGTTTCGAGTACGCCGGGTAAAAGGCTCTGGAAAGTGACAAGGCTACCGATACCACTCATAGGCGTTACTTCGCCATTGACTGCATAACTTTGTACCTGTGTGCCATCTTTGTTAGTAGTGACAGTTACACGTGTATTAGCTACCCAAGAAAAACCGGACGGCCTGCCATCGTCCGCATAAAGACTTTCAACGCGCCAATAAGCAACTCCATAAAATAAAAGGCTATCAACAGTCATAGAAATCGTTAAGCTGCGTGGTTGGCGTAAATCTGGTTGCTCTAACCATAACGGGCTTTCTAATTCTGCACCCGTAGATTTTTTGTATAACTCTAAATCTATACTAGAGATTACACCTGCAATTAAATTTCGACACCTTGCCACAGCTGGCACTTGCAAAGCAATGTAGCGATCCATAAAAGGCGTTCCATTGCCTGTACCGTAAAGACCGCCAAAACTATAAACACCTGCCCCGTAACCTTGGTTCATTACGGCAGGGGCTAGTTGGGCGGTTACATCTTTTTTAGTTATGCCTAAAGTTTGTAATAGACCCATAGGGCGCATTATAGGTTATGCACAGGCTAAAGGTTATGCACAGCCTTCGGCGTGTCTAACTATAAACCTTAGCCTCAGATACAGGCTGGGATAGCACGTGGATAACCATAGCTAGGCCGATAGGTATATCTACCGGGCCAGCCGACTTACGCCGG